AAGGTTCGATAGGAATCTTTAGCTGTTAGATCGTATAAGGATTCAATAGGATCACTAGAAGGAATAGTCATCAGTATATTCTTGTACGGGCCTGTAAAATTTTCCTCCTATATAATTATTATAATAGGCTGGTTCATCTGTTCCTTCCAGGGTTGTAGTTAACACATGATATCTCATTTGATAGTAACATTCATAATATCTCAGGCTTCTTTTATTTTTAAACTCTGCCAGAATTTCAAATACAAAATGTTTCTTACCTGTCTTTTTAATATCCTCAAGTAAATGTTTACTTGATCCCATATAAGTTTTCCAGTTTGATTCTGCTTTCTTCTTTCCCTTTCTATAATTAAAATATTGCTTGCATCCTATATAAGCTTTCCTGGTTTTTATATTGGTTATGATATAGACAAAGCCAAACTGGGACAAGTCTGGCTTCCCTGTAAATTTCCAGTGCATTTACCAAGCCGCTAGTTCAGGGACTTCAGGTTCCTTACCTATCTGGACAAGATACCTTTTACCTTTTGCATACTGAAATACCCGTATACCTTCACCCTGGTTAGCATCTGCCCAACACTCTCTCTTATGCCCACAATACACACAACCAACAGAAAGCTTAAGATTCCCAGACTTCCCATCAGGAACACCAGCATAACATCTATCAGGGATAGCAGGATTATCCACCATTTTCTTAAGATACTTAACCCTTGTTTTAGCATTGATCATTTCCATTTGATGTAGGGAAGTAAGACATACTTCTCCGGTTGACTTGTCAATAACAAGGAATGCAGCCTCATCCATTTCATTAGCTTCAGCATAGGCAGAGATCTGGGAGATGTAACCAAAGGGATCATCGGTTACCAAGGTATTATTTTTAAATTTCTGAAAGCTTCGACCAGAGGCACTCTTGCAGTCAACCAGAACATTATCTATGATAGCGTCCTGATGTCCTATCACACCTTCAACTTCAACTTCCTTTTGCTGTTGCTCAACCTTATGTCCTGAGATTGAAGAGCATAGCAGTAACAACTCCTCAAGAATATAGCCATATAAAAACTTTATTCTGGTACTGGGCTTTAAAGTCTCACCATTTTTTGCATGGTTGACATCATACCATAGCTGTCTGTCTGGCTTGCCAATAGCTGATAACCTGAGATGTCCGTTTGTTACGGGTTTCTCATAAAGAAATTTCTTGATATGCACCTTAAGCATGTTGCCAAAAACATCAATGTGCTTATCAACTTCTTCTTCATCCATATCAATAGGCTCAAGAGAAAACAGTTCATATATATCTTCTACTAATGTATCAATTGTTTTCATATTAAAAAAGTGAGGGTGATTAGTTGCCTACTATAGTATTCGGCCCGGTTGAGCTATTGCTCACTAACCACCCTCCAAGTCTCCTTTAGGGGTTAAGACGCAAAGGGAATTTCTTCAGCTTCGTTCACATATCCGCCAGGTACAACATCAAAAACTTCAGGTGTGAACTCAATCAAATCTACTACCTGAACCTTTTGCAGCCATCCTTTAGTGGCTGGTTCTCCTGTCTGCTTGTTCACATACTTGGAGGGTTTATAACTAGCGTTTACTTTTGAGCCATTCCCGATCAGTTTTGCTCTGTCAAACGGATTACGTTCCGCATCAACGATATCAATTAACCGGGGACCGCCATTAAAATCGGTTGTCCCTTGGGTTAGCTTAACATAATGACCTGGAATCTTGTCATGTCCATTACGTACATTCAGACCATCTGCCTCTGCAATCTTCCGATTCTTGGCATCGAGGTTTGCAACATTGATGATCCATTCGCCTTCAGGCTTGAACATTGTACTGGGTTTGGTTACCCATGCAAACCATGCTTCGCCTGAAACTACACTGTTTTTAGCAGCCATTTGTATTCTCCTTAAAAGATTGTTTAAAAGTGTTATTTAACCTGTTATTTAAAATTTTATCTGACATCGTTCTCCTTTTCTGATTGTTATGGAAGTATACCATACCTGACAGGGTATGTCAAGCACTTTACTAATGTGTTTCTGCCCATGTCTTTCCTGTTTTAAATTCACAATCCAGATTGCATTTCATCCCCAAGGTATGAACTGTTTTCCTGATTGACTCCTTGGCTATCTGGCCTAGTCTTTTAGTATCCTTTCTGAAAACTTCAAATTGATATTCATCATGGATGGATGCTACCAGCCTTGCATCAATTCCAGATCTCTGTATTTGATCAGTCATGTGAAGAAGCCATTGCTTGCAGACAATAGCTCCCGCTCCCTGAATAAGGGTATTAAGGGAAGAATGAACAGACCGGATTTGAAACTGTCTTCCATCAAGACCTGTTATCCATCCTCTTTCAGCAGCTTCCTGCACATTGTTTCTGAGTCTGCTTAATGCTGGCATATTCTTAAGAAATCTTTTGATTAATATATTACCTTCCCTTGCTCCCGCTCCTACTACCTTACCTATCTTGGCTGGTCCTGCACCATAGAGAAAGGCATAGATGAATGTCTTTGCCTGATCCCTGGTCTTTAATCCTGCCATGCGCTGGTTGGCACTATGTACATCTCCGGTAAGAACTTCACTGGTAAATCCTGAATCATCCATATAATGGGCCAGACATCTTAACTCCAGACTACTGGCATCAGTTCCCATCAGTACATGGGTATCTGAATTAGAGACTGTCCAGAGTTCCCTGCATTCTTGCCCATAAGGACTATAGCTTGCTGGTATCTGGGCTATATTTGGGCTGTGATGGGCCATCCTTCCGGTAACGGTCTTGAGAGTCAGGACTTTACCCCTTACTCTTCCATCCTCCTTACAAGCCTGTATCCATGATTTAAGAAGTCCGGTTCTTTTCTGCAAGAGAAAGTAACGGCTGAACATTTGGGCTTCTTCCATCTTGATTGTGGAAAGGACCGCCTCATTAATAATAATATTATCTTTATCTGTATAATGTTCTGGCTCCCATCCCTTTTCCATCAGGCGTTCTGCTATCTGTTTGCGGCTGGCTATATTGAATGGTGTACTCTTGGGTATCTTTTTAACAGGTGAATAGGTTATAGTAGGTTCAAACATTTCCTCTGCATCTTTTTCAAGCTGATGTTGTTCATCCTCAAGTCTTGATAACAGGAGCATCCCTTTCCTGAGATTAAAGGCAAAGCCGTTCCTTTGCTGTTGATCTACAATAGCCCTGATCTTCTGTTCCAGAACGTAGGATCTGTATGAAAAATTCTTTCCTTCCTTTTCCAGAGTCCGGGCAAGTCGAAGGGTTAGCTCCACATCTCTTTTACAATACTCCAGCATTTCTGGACTATAACATTTGTATTCACTAAACTCTCCCTTGGGGAAAGCCAGCCGATTTCCCCATGCTTCCAGCGAATGCCCTCCTTCCCTGATGGGATTATAAAGCTGCGACTCAATAAGGGTATCCCTGACTTGTGATACCTTTATGCTAGATCCTGCCAGACTATTAAGGATAGGGGCATCAAAGCTGATCCCGTTATGCATAATAAAGCTATCAATTCGGGAGGACCATTCTCCAAATTCCTTACACTCTTCCTGCACCCAGACCTTTTGCTCGTTACTGGAGTAACACCTGGCTACGATACAGTGTATGGTACTGGCATCAATAGCATCTGTTTCAATATCAACTACTGCGTTTACCATAAGACATATCTACCTGATAAGCTTGATCAACCGGAATATGAAAAAACAATTCACCTTTTCTTATATTCTTGTTTGATGCTTCCTTCACCTCGCTTTCCAAAACAGTGTTTCCATCCACATGCCATGCCCTGCTACAGTCATGATTGAAAACTATGAATGTCAGTAAGCTATCCATATGTTCCTTTTTCCATTTATCCAGTAGCCGTTTCTTTCTGAAGGGAATTCTCAGTTCAGTCCAGGATTCAGGCCAATCCCCTTTCCATGCATATTTTATTTCCACCTCATAGAATTGTGGACTGCCCAGATCATCAGTCTTGACAGTCAAATCAAAGTATGTAGTTTCTTCTGAGTTGACTGTACACTTGGGCTGTGTAAATTCCAGCCAGTTAATCATGTGCTTCTTGGCAGCACTGTCTGCTTTATTATAAAGATCTCTATCAAAGGGCTTCTTCATTATCATTCTCCATAAAAGGATTGTCTACTTGGGTCATGCGTCCGGTATCCTTATTGTAATGTAGATAACAGGATACACCTGTATCTCCGGTATACCGATTCTTCAATATTCTTATTGTAGTAGTGTTAGCCTCATGCTCATCATCGGCTTGCTGGTTTCTTTCCAAGGCTATTACACTATCACTTAGATGAGCAATACTGGCCGATCCTCTAAGGTGAGACAAGCTTACCTCCTTTCCTTCTTCATGACCCCTGTCTCCAGCGGGTCTTCTTAAATGGCTGACAAGTATCAGGGCTATCCCTGTTTCTTCAACGAGTGATCGAAGTTTGGTCATGAGATTGTCAATTGATTTTCGTTCATCACCATTATCTTCCTGACCTGATACCAGAATGGACAGGTGATCCAGAAATACCCACTTACAGTCCAGTGCCTTGGCCATATGCCTTATCCTGTCAAGGATTTCATCGTTAGATATGGAACCAAAATGATCAAAGGCATAGAATCTTTCGGTATCAATGGTTTTCTTTTGCCAATCCCTTAGTTGTTTACTCGTAAATTTCTTACGTACTTCCTTGATGTAAAGTCTGGCGTTAGCTTCGACACTCATGATACTGAAGGCAGTGTTCCGAATACTTTCTTCCAAGGCAAGAACACCAATGCCATCCTTGGTATTCATCATGATATGATACATCAGTTCCCGTATAATACTGGACTTTCCCATTCCTGCACCGCTGGTAAAGGTGATAAGCTCGCCAGTACGTAGTCCATAGGTCTTCTCATTCATCTTGGGCCAGGGGTAAAGACATGTCTCACAATCAAACTCATCATAGAGAGACTCTCCCAAGTCAGCCAGATTTATAATACCTGCTGGCGTGTAGGCTTTGGAATTCCACCATGCCTGAGTAAACTTCTCCCGTTGACCTGTCTTTAAATATTCATTGGCATCGTTTAATTCCAGAGAAACAATCTTGCATTTGTTAGGTTCAAATATCTGTGCTACTTTTCGGGCCGCTTCCTTTCCCGGCTCATCATTATCAAAGCAAAGCACTACTGTTTCAAACTTGTTCAGATAATTGAAAGCCTGTTTACAATTCTCCAGAGCAGAGGCTGCTCCATTCTTGATGCTGACCACAGGCCACTTTGATCCCATCAATTCGTAGGCAGACATTGCATCCACCTCGCCTTCGCAAACCGTGATGTATTTACCGGACTGATTGAAGATATTCTGTCCGAATAATCCAGCTACACCCAGTTCTCCTTCTGACCAGAACCTTTTATTCTGGACATCCCTGACCTTATTGGCAATGTGTTTACCTTCACCATTAAAGTATTGATAGATATGATGGGTAACGGTATTGCCAGTAACCTTTACCTGAGTACTGTATTTCTTGGCTGTTGCCTTGCTGATTTTCCTGTCATGGATATCAGCTACTACGCCTTTTGTCTTACAATTGGTATGTCTTTCCGACATTGAAACGACTGTTGCCTGTTGTGCCATATCTTCTCCAAACCTTGTCTTGCAACTAAAACAATACGAATGTCCATCTTCATGTTGAACATTCGCTCTACCTGCCCCGCATTCAGGACAAGCTCCTCTACTAGGCCACTGACTAGCCATAGCTTTCTCCTATTTTTTATTTCTTGAAATACTTTTCCTTACTATATAAGTAACATCAGGAGTATATCCCATGTGCCTACACAGTGTATTCCGATATTCAATTTCTTCTTCTGCCTCCTTTCTGCTATTAAAGGACTCGATAATAATATCTCCCTGTTCTTTCTTGAGAACCATTTCCCATCTGGGCCTGAATCTAGACATCCCTGAAGGACTCCTTCCAGAGAGTATCCACAAAGTTTTCCTTGTCCTCCATTATTTCGTCAATCTCCTGCTTGGCCAGCTTCTTGGATTCTTTTTGAGAGTATCCTTCCTGACTATATTGCCTGACCAGATCCCTAAATAAATGGTTGCGTTCTTTCTGCCATAGATTCTTTACCATTATTCCACCCATCCTTGATTGGCTTTCTTATAATTTAATCTTTCAAGTTCGATGCGTAATTTTTTAATTGTAACATCCCTCTCTTCCACAAGATTCTTTAAAGTATCTATCTGTTTATGTAGAAGTTTTAGGGTGAGATCTCTTTCCTTTATGATCGAAGACACATCATACTCCTATTTTTCCCTCATGTCAATATAAAATATGTGCAGCCCTACCGCACCTACTGATTTTAAACGAGGATCAGATGCCCAGGAAGGTGTAACATATGAGGCATGGTAATGGGTAGCTCCTACTGTCTGCCTGACTTGCACACCTTTCAGTGACATCTGTGCAACATTAATAACTTTTATCAATGCTTCTATGTTTGGCATTTTTTCTGACTTGCCATCGCACCAGTAGCTGAACTGGCACCGATCCCTTACTGGATTTCCTTCCCAGTATTTTCCTTGATGTACCACCTTGCAGATTGTATCTGGAAAATCACTACTCTCTACCCTGACCAGGATTACATTGGCTACTGCCAGTTGTGGTATCATCTCTTCAGACC